AGGGAATCATGCAAGCCGTCCCCGATGCCGATGGCACAGAGGTTATATGGGAGAGCACTGCTAACGGCGTTGGGAACTTCTTTCACGAACAATGGAAACTAGCCGAAAAGGGATTAAGCGAGTTTCAGCCTATATTCATTCCGTGGTTCTGGCAGAGCGAGTATAGAAAGAAAGTAAGCGGTGATTTCCTATTGACGCCTGAAGAGCAGGAATTGCTTGAATTCTATGACCTAGACAACGAACAGCTGTATTGGCGCAGAATCAAGATCGCCGAACTAACTAGCGATGGCGTCGATGGCGAAAGGGCGTTTAAACAAGAGTATCCAATGTCTGCAGCCGAGGCTTTCCAGGTATCGGGAGCCGACGGGTTAATCAATTCTAATCACTGCTTAAAGGCCAGAGCCAATGAGGTCAACGGTAATGGCCCGTTAGTTGTTGGCGTCGATCCCTCAAGAGGTGGTGATAGGTTTGCTATACTTCGCAGGCAGGGCCGTAAAATGTACGGTATGGAAAGCTACAAGGGCGAGCAGTGTGACGCTCTAGGCAAGAATGTAGCTATCTGCAAAAGGATACTCGACACTGTTGACCCTATTGCCGAGAAAGTCCCAGATATGATGTTTGTGGATTATGGCGGCGGCGCTGAGATTGTTGATCGATTACATGAGCTAGGCTATGAGGATAGAGTAAAGTCTGTACACTTTGGCTCAACACCATTAGACCCGATTAAGTACAAGAACAAGCGAAACGAGATATGGGGCGAAATGGCTGACTGGTTAGTTGATGAGACTATGCCGGCAGACATTCCTGATAGCGATGAGATGCAAGCGGATTTATGCGCATCGCCCTATGATAGAGATTCTAACGATAGACGTGTATTATGGGCAAAAGATAAAATCAAGTCTAAATATGGTTTTTCACCAGATTACGGTGATGCAGGCGCTTTGACATTTTCCGAGCCGGTATCAAAGCAAGAGCCTTTAACTATACCAACAAACTCAAGAGGGTGGATGGGTGCCTAAAGAACTGACAATACCCAGTGGGGACGAAAAAGACAAGATCATTGAGGGCTTCATGTCTGATTTCGATCTCGCCTTTACGGCAGAGTCACGCAACCGCATTGATATGGTTGATGACCTGCGCTTTGCCGCTTTGGATCAATGGCCACGAGAGGTACAGCAAGAGCGTAAGAATCGCCCCATGCTCACCCTTGACCATATAGGCCAATCAGTCCGCAAGATTATGGGCGGCATTCGTCAGAACATGCCCTCTATTAAAGTAGATCCAATCGATGATGGTGCCGATACAGAGACAGCCAGCGTATTAGAGGATTTAACCCGGCAGATTGAGCAGGGGTCTAATGCCCGAAATGCTTATCTTGTTGGTGCCAGCTTCCAGGTAAAAATGGGCTATGGCGTTTGGCGCGTTAATACCAAAGTTAACCAAGATGATATTTTCCAGCAAGATATTGTTATACAGCCGGTTAAGAACCCTTTTACATACTATTTCGACCCCGACGCTATCATGCCCCAGAAGCAAGATGGCCGGTTCATGATTGTCTCGGAGACAACGGGCCGCAAGAAGTTTGAAGCTGCTTATCCCGATGTTGAAATCCCTGCCTCTATACCCCGTCAGGGAATAGGCGAGACTCAAGAGCGCTGGTACTCATCCGATTCTATTCGTATTGGTGAATATTTCATTAAGCGCAAGAAGAAGAAAAGCATCACTCAGCTATCTAACGGCGTTGTGGTTGATACTGCATCTATCACCGATGAGGACATTGCCAACTATCAAGCTCAGGGCATTACTCCAGCTAATGAGCGTGAAGTCGAAGCTGATGTGATCGATTGGTACAAGCTCACAGCCTTTGAAATCCTAGAGCATCAAGAATGGCCGTCTAAGTTCTTTCCGGGCATTCCTGTTTATGGCGAAGAGGAAAACATTGAAGGCGAGACCACGTTGCGCGGTATTGTGCGTGCAGCTAAAGACCCTCAGCGCATGTATAACTATTGGAATAGTGCAGCAGCCGAAACTATCGCACTGCAGCCTAAAGCGCCCTTTCTGGTTACTGCTAAGCAGGTAGCCGGCAATTCTCATTTCTGGGAGCGGGCGAATACTGACAATTTGCCCTACTTGCCCTATACACCAGACGCTGCCGCGCCGCCACCACAAAGAATGGCACCACCCATGATGCAATCTGGTTTATTGCAGCAAGCGGCTATTAGTGCGCAGGATATTCAGCAGGCAACCGGCGTATTTGAAGCAGCTCAACAGCCAACCTCCGAGAATCGCAGCGGTAGAGCTGTATTAGCATTGCAGCAAGAAGCCGATCTTGGAACTAGTATGTTCATGGACAACCTTGCCGTGGCAATCGAGCATACCGGTCGTGTGGTTGTTGACCTAATTCCCACCTATTACGATACACAGCGCGTGATCCGTCTTAGAGGTGAGGATGATAGCGTTAACTTTGTTGAGGTTAATAAGCCAATTCTTACACCGGATGGCATGAGTATTCAGAATGATCTAACTCGCGGCAAATATGATGTGCGTGTTGGTGTTGGCCCGTCATTCAGAACTAGGCGCGTTGAAGCTGCTAGCTCGATGGTTGAATTGGCCAGAGTATTTCCGCAGATCCTTCAAGTTGCTGGCGACCTTGTTGCCAAAAACCTTGATTGGCCCGGTGCTGATGAATTGGCCGAGCGTCTTAAGAAGATATTGCCTCCAGGGGTAATCGACGAAGAATTGACGCCAGAGCAAGAGCAGCAGCAACAGGCAGCAGCCCAGCAGCAGCAACAGTTGCAGCAAGCTGTGCTACAATTGGAAATGTCAGGAAAGCAAGCTGATATTGAGAATACCCAGGCCGATACCGCCAATAAACAGGCGTCTGCGGTTAACAAGTTTAGCGAGACTGAGCAAAACGATGTTGAAAACGTTGTTCAGATGGCCGAATTAGCGGCGGCTTCCGGTGATGTGAGATTACTTAATGAATCTCTAGCGCAGGTAACGCAGCTTTTACGCAATGGCGGTAGTCCGCCCCCTACTGCTGGGATAGCAGGTTAAAATCCGAGAGATCGTATCTAATGAGTGAAGAAGCCCAGGGTGTAAGCCCGAACCATGATGATAACGCGGCCCCATCAGTCGCACCGGAAGCCGAAACAGAACAAGTTGAAGCTAGCGCAGCCGAAAACACAGAAGCGCCCAAAAAGCGTAATGGTGTACAAGAGCGCATAAATAAACTCACGACCAAAAACTACGAGGGAAAGCAACGAGAAGCACAACTTGAGGAAAGGATTAAAACCCTTGAATCCAGCCAACCGGCAACCCCGGCGAAACCTGACTTAGCTGCTCCGAATGAGGATGATTTCAATACTCACTCGGAATACCAATCTGCCAACGCTAAATTTGTAGCGGAAGCGGCTAGTAATGCGGCATACGACAGGATTAGGGCTGAGCAAGCAAGTGCCAATGAAGTTAGCGCACAAGATGCACGTCAATCAGAATTGAACGGAAAGAAACAAGCTTTCGAAGAGAACCTTTCTGCAAAGCGTGAACATTTCCAGGATTTCGAAGACGTTGCGTACGGCCACCAATTCATGGACATGGATCTTGCAGAGCAGATCTTTGAAATGGATAAAGGCCCGGAAGTCGCATACTTTTTAGGCGCAAATCTTGATGAAGCGGCGCGGATACATGCTTTAAACCCCGTACAGCGGGCACGTGAGTTGACAAAGCTGGAGTTTCAGACAGAAGCACTTAATCCAAAGATTGTGTCTGATGCCCCAAACCCTATTAATACGCTTGGAGGATCAGAGGTCGTCCTTACTGACCCCGACAAAATGTCGGCAGACGAATGGCGAACTTGGAGAAACAAGCAGGTTCACGGATAAATTATCATGGCTAATGCACTTCTTACACCAGAAGCAGTTACACGGGAAGCCTTGCGCATCCTTCACCAGAAACTTAACTTTATCGGTAATATCGACCGTCAATATGACAGTCAATTTGCCGTAGAGGGTGCCAAGATCGGCTCTCAATTAAAGGTTCGCTTACCTAACGAATACACAGTTCGTACAGGTGCGACCCTTGCAACGCAGGACACTACAGAGCAAAGCGAAACTATCACCATGGCTACCCAGAAGGGTGTCGATGTTGAGTTTACCTCTGTAGATTTGACCCTTGATCTAGATGACTTCTCAAGCCGTATCCTTGATCCGATGATGTCAGTACTTGCTGCCAACATTGAATCAGATGCCTTGAGTATGTTTAAAGATGTATACAACGAGGTCGATAACATTGGTAGCGCGTCTACTTTCCGCACAATCCTAGAGGGCCGTAAAAAGCTTGTGGATAACTTGGCTGGCACCACCGGCCTTAAGTGCAACTTAGACACTCAGACTAATGTGGACATGGTCGACGTGTTGAAAGGGTTGTTCAATAACCCTACCAACATCTCTAAGCAGTATCTTGATGGAATGCTTGGCCAGACTGGCGGCTTTAACTTCTTCGAGAATACGCTAATGCCTCGCCACGTAACCGGCACTGATGATGGTACAGGTGACTATCTGATTAATGGTGCCGCGCAAACTGGCAATACTCTAGCTATCGACACGGGGGCAGGTACTTTCTTAACTGGTGATGTATTCAGCATTTTAGGATTGAACC